CCCACCTCCTTCGGGCATAAAGAAAACCCTGGGGAATCGCTTCCTCAAGGCTCTCTCTTTTTATTTTCCGCATCTTAACAGTATCATACTTCCATACTGCATATCTATAGCATTTACTGTCAACTTTCAGGGATCACGATTTTTTTCAGCGTCTCATCATGGAGCCGGAACACTTTCCTCATGCTCATGTTCAGCGTTGTAGCGATCTGCTCCCATTTCACCATCCGCAGATACCTCTCTTCCAAAATGATCTGGCATTCTGGATCTTCCACCTGCTTGATACACCGGCGGATCACCTGCTTCAGGTTCAGAAGTTCATTGGCATCCTCCTGGATCTCCCTCTGCAGATCCAGAATCTTCACAATGATGTCCTCTGTTTTGTGGATGTTCCGGTTCGGGCTGCCAGGCATGTCACTCATGGTCGAGGCTGCCTTTATTGCCAATTCATTCAAGGAAGCTACCTGCTCCAGCTTGCTGTTGATCCGCTCATCCATATAATACGCTTTCATCAAAAAGTTCTTAACCGCCGTCTGCTGTTTATCCATAAGCCACCTCCGATTGAAATCCGTAAATAGTTCTCCTCGGATTGCCTCCCTTGATTGACTCTCATTCCTTCACTTCGTCCTGAAGCCTGCGGATCAGATATTCCCCATCCACGTTTGTCAGGCGCTGATACCAGCCGGAACGGAAAAACCGCTCAATCCGCAGAGACTCATCCATTCTCTCCCGATCCTTCGGATTCCGCTTGATCTGCTTTAGCGCCGCTCGATAATCTGTGACAGCCTGCAGAATAATGGCGTTCGCCAGCCGTTCATAAGGGTCTTCTGCCAGGTTCTTAGTTCCCGTCATCTGCTGTCACCTCCGCCTTCACTGCATCAATCAGCCTGGCCTGTGTGGCATCTTTTTCAGATAACGCCCTCATGATCCGCTCATCTACAGTACCTGCTGTCAGGATGTGCTGTACCACCACAGTTCCGGATTCCTGTCCCTGTCTCCAAAGCCTGGCTATCGTCTGCTGATACAGTTCCAGGCTCCATATCATCCCAAACCACACCAGAGTACTCCCGCCACTCTGCAGGTTTAGCCCATGTCCCGCAGAAGCCGGATGTATCAGCCCAACCTCCAGCCTTCCCGCATTCCAATCACAGATACTTTTGTCCGTATCCAGCTTTTCATAACGCACTCCCAGGGCATCCAGTCTTCTGGAAATCCGTATCAGGTCATGCTTATACCAATAAGCCACCAGAAGACTCTTTCCATTCGCTGCTTCAATCATATCCTCCAAGGCATCCAGTTTTCGGTCATGGATATTCTCTATCCCGCCGGCATCTGAATACACAGCACCGTTTGCCATCTGTGTCAGCTTCCCGGATAAGGAAGCAGCGTTTGCGGCTGTCACCTCTCCATCCGGAAGACTTAAAACCAGATCCTTCTTCATCTGTTCATATTTCCCGCGCTCATCCTCATCCATATAGACCAGATATTCTGAATTTACCAATTCCGGCATCTTCAGATGGTCCGTTCCCTTCATGGAAATCGTAATATCCGAAATCCGGTTGTAGATTCTCCTGTCTGCCCCCGGCCTTAAACGGTAGCTGTACACAACGGGTCCATTCATCTGATCCGGCACAAAATAATCCAGCCGGTACTGGCTGATAAATCTTCCCAGGCGTTCCCCCATATCCAGGATCTTGTACTCGGCGAATAAATCCATCAAACCATTGGAAGAAGGCGTCCCGGTCAGCCCCACGATCCGTTTTACCTTCGGCCGCACCTTCATCAATGCCCGAAATCTCTTTGCCTGCCAATTTTTAAAGGATGACAGCTCATCGATCACCACCATGTCATAATCAAAAGGCAGACCGCTCTTCTCAATCAGCCAGGGGATGTTTTCCCGGTTGATGATATAAATATCTGCATCCACCGTAAGGGCTCTCTTCCTCTCTGCCGCTGTACCGACTACTATGGAGTACCTGAGTCCCTTCAGCTGATCCCATTTCTGAATTTCTGTTGACCAGGTGTGTTTTGCGACCCTTAACGGCGCTATAATCAGCACCTTCGACACCTCAAAGCTATCAAATATCAGGTCATTCAGAGCCGCCAGCACTATACTGGTCTTGCCCATCCCCATATCCAGTAGAATCGCTGCTATCGGATGTTCCTTTATAAAATTGATCGCATATTTCTGATAATCATGTGGCTTGTATCTCATCTAAAATTCCTCCGATTTTCTCCGGACTATCAAGTACATACACCGAAAATCCAAGTTTCTCCATAAGCCTGTGCCTGGATACCTGCAGCGGCCTTGGCATCTTCCCAGGTGCCTTGACCTCCACAAATCCAAAATGCCTTCCCGGCAGAAGCACGATCCGATCCGGCATTCCATCAAATCCCGGTGAAACGAACTTGGGACAGATCCCGCCTCTGGCCTTTACGGCCTGAACCAGTTTCTGCTCCACCTGTTTCTCTCTCATAGCTCCTCCATCAATCGAATTTATGGTGCAGGGGGTGCAGGACGTTTCTATATTCCCCTTATAGGGATTTTTCTTGAAAAAATCTCTATACGCGATATAGGTAATAGTCCTGCAACCCCTGCACCTTTTCGGTATAATCATTCAGCAAAGTCTGTGTCTTTGACCTGCAGCCCCTGCACCCACATGCCGGATTTCTTCTTTTTGCGGATAAATCCTCTTTTCTCCAATTCCAAAACAAAATCCGCATTTGTGCGCTGATACTCTCCGGTACGCAGGCAGTAAGCACGGAACTCTTCATACAGTTCCCCAGACTTATACTCCAGTCCGTCACCGACCTCGCAGCATTCCTCCAGGAAAATGCCCATCCAGTCATTCATCCCGCGGTAAGCAGCAATGGCATTCACAACCACCTTCGGTTTTATCGTCTTGTGATCATGCCTGATCACCTTCCTTGCACCTTCAATGATCCAGCTCATAATGGCTGGTGCAGCATGCTCATACAGATAATCGGAATAATTCTTGATATCTGAATTACCTTCGATCTTTGCATGGAACGGAATCACGATCAGCCTTCGCCAGGTCCCGTCATCGGATGCGCTGACCTTCGGCAGATGGTTCGTATAAAGCACTACTGTGTGTGAAGGGACAAAATCAAAAGGATCTTTGAACTTCTTCTCACCCCGGATCTGATCCGTGGAGCACAACTGTTTCAGGATGGACGTTGACAATCTCATCCCTTCTTCCAGTTCCGCCGCGATAATGAGACGCTTCCCCTTCAGCTCCGCAATCTCCGGTTTTACATTTCTCCTGCAGCCAGCCGTCAGGACATCGGCAGAAATCGCTCCGGAATAGGTACCAAGCACTCTCGACACCGTATTCCAGAAGGTAGATTTACCGTTCCGCCCTTCCCCATACGCAATGATGAGAGCCTCCTCATATACCTTTCCAATCGCCGCAAGTCCCACCGTCTCCTGTACATAATCAATCAGATTCTGATCTTTACAGAAGAATACCTGCAGGGCATTTTCCCACAAGTCTTTTCCCTTATCCCCCGGCGACGCATTCGTGATCTTCGTCAGAAGATCCGCTGAATTATGCGCTCTCGCGCCTTCTATCCCCTTCTTCAGGTCATAAGTTGCTTCTGGCGTATTCAGGTAATTCTCCTGCGCGTCAAACAGGTTGATATCTGTCGCAACCATAGGCTTCGCCGCATTCTGCGTGTTGACGATATTCTTGTAATTCCTGTACTTCATCACGAAAGCGTAATAAGCCTTTGCCGCCAGATATTCCTTATAAACATCATTCAGTTCCGGGGAAATCAACTTCTCCAAAGCCTTCCCGCCGGTTCTTACAGCCTGCTCCGGAATACCTCTGGAGATAAGCGCCTGCATCGCTGCCGAATACTGTGATCTGGCATCCACAAGCTGCATATCCAAAAACTCTTCCACAGTTCCGACCGCCTTCTGCCGGTTTTCTCTCCAACAGACCCCGTCATAACTTAAGAACTCTGTCGCATCCGTATAAAGAAGCTCGCCGGCATATTCCCTGACCAACACTCGCGCCTCTCCGATATCCGAATAGTCCTCAGGCTTTAAGGAACCAAACTCAGCGTTATATTCCTCCGGCGGCACATAGCCCGGCTGTATCATGACTGTTTTCTTATAAAACCGCACTGCACTTACCCAGATCGTATTCAGCTCCGATTCCTCCAATGGCGGATCACACCGCTTCGCATGTTCCAGAAAAGCATCCTTCGCCTTATCTGTGATCCCATACTTTTTCAGAACCCTGCCAGCAAAATGGCTCATAGAATTGTTGCGGTTCCCCTCTGTAATCGGACCGGAACCCACCGGCATCTCCCCTTCTTCCTTATAGGAAGGATCCACAGACACCTCTTCATCCATGTTCAGCCACCCTTCATGCCAGATGCACGCTCCGGTATCCGCGCCGAAAATGAACCTTGCCGCATCCAGGGCATTCCCGTCAAAAAAAGGATACTTCTCATGAACCGCCGCCTTCAGCGCCGCATAATAATCCGGATCCTCCGTTTCCTCGATCTCGAAATATACATGAAACTTTGGTCTGGCAGCCCTGCCGTCCTTTTCCTTCCTATGATTCCGGCTGTAGGCAATCGCATAGGATAGATCCGGCAGAAGCTCCGCCAGCTTTTCCTCTGTCATCCACTCTTTTGGATCCTCAGAATAGTCGTTGTCACAATCCATCACCAGAACATTCGACTTCACAAAATTATTCTTGCTGCGGTAATCTTTCCGGTATTCTGCGCACACATGATCAAACTTCGCCGCCTCATGCAGCTCCTCCGCGGAAGTTACTTCCACCCTGTTCGGATAAAAGCAGTTCTTCGTGTCGGAAACTACATTGGCTGTATGCAAAATCAATCGCATTCGCTATGCCTCCTGTCTTAAATTCTGTTCCTGCCGGCATCTTCGTTACCGGCATACTCCGCACGTAAAAGTATCTTTTCCTATCCCATTGGACCGTTCTCCCTTCAACAGTAGTAAGGCGCTCTGACCGCCTTCTATTGATCCAAGGAGTTTCGGTCACCTGTTTTTTGACCTGATCAAAAAATTTTTAGAAAAAATCTCACCGGAAGACACAAAAAAATCGCTGTCAAAACTCCTTACAGCAGCAGAGAGGCACACAGTCGCTCAGAAAAATACAGACAAGGAGGCAAAGAGAATGCAGAGTCAACCAGACACAAGACCTAGCAGGCGCAGCATGCCGACGAATGAAGAAATCTCGGATTTCCTGATCATCATCAGCGTCATCGCTAAGCGCCTCGCAGGCCTGATCATGAAGGAAGGAGAAAGACAAGATGAGCAAAATGAATGAACTGTCCATGCTGCTGGACAACCTGATCGAATGCGGCGAAACGCTAACAGAGACGGCCAGGGCACTGAAAGCGTTCTATTCATCTGACAATGAACCTTCAGCCGCTCCGGCAAAGCCACTTCCTCCCACAAAGGAACCGGCAGCCCCGGAAGCAAAGCAGCCTGAATCAAAACCAGAGAAAACGTATTCAAAGGAAGAGATCAGAGCCATGCTTGCAGCGAAAGCCAATGAGGCAGACGGCATCTATAAAGTGGATGTCAGAAACCTGGTCAGAAAGTACGGCAACGGTGGAAGCCTTACCGATGTAGACCCCAGAAACTATGCAGCTCTTGCAGCTGAAGTGGAGGGAATCGGAAATGCCGGGTAAACACGCAATCCTCTCAGCATCATCGTCACACCGCTGGCTTGCCTGTCCACCAAGCGCGAAACTCTGCGCAAAGGAAGCCAACAAATCCAGTCCATACGCCCAGCAGGGTACCGACGCCCATGCACTCTGTGAGTACAAGGTCTTGAAAGCCCTGGGACGCGATTCCCCTGATCCCACGGAGAACCTGGACTACTTTGATACAGAGATGGATGACTGCTCTGACCAATATTGTTCCTACGTTTGTGAACAGCTGCAGAAAGCCAAAACCCTCTGCAGCGATCCCCAGATCCTGATCGAACAGCGGCTGGACTTTTCCAGATGGGTACCGGAAGGCTTCGGAACCGGCGACTGCCTGATCGTTGCTGACAAGATCCTTCATATCATTGATTTCAAATACGGCGTCGGAATTCTCGTAGAAGCTGAGAACAATCCCCAGATGATGTGTTACGCCCTCGGAGCCCTGGATATCTACGACGGCATCTATGATATAGAAGAAGTCCGTATGACGATCTTCCAGCCCCGCCGCGAAAATATCAGTTCCTGGGACATCAGCAAAACCGACCTGCTTGCATGGGCTGAGAACGTGCTGA